GGCCGAGCCTACAACCGAGCTGGCCTCTGCACCGTCTGCCGCTGGCGCAGATACCACGTTGCCCATCGACGCAAGTTCGGCCGGTGAGCACCAGCTCATTGAGAACCCGGAGGCCTTGCCGGTGCCGCTGCATATGCGCGTCGCGCAGCATCTTGAAGCGATCTATTCGCTCACGCGCGATGCTACCGAGCAGCCGGTTACGACCGTCACGCAGGAGGCCGTTGGCGTGAAGCAGCACATCGCCGAGGTCCTGCACAGCATCCAGAACGGTATCGACGTTCGCAGCGGCGAGCTCGTGCAGAAGCTCGAAGCGCTGTTCCACAAGCTGTAATCGCCATGCCGCGTGCTCCAGCCCCACAGGTCAGGTTCTCGCAGGCGATCTTTGATCGCATCTGCGACATGATCGCGGACGGCAAGAGCGTGCGGCAGGCGTGCGCCGGGAAGGGCATGCCGGATCGCGCGACGTTCAATCGCTGGCGCAAGAGCACACCCGAATTGCAGGCTCAGTACGACGCTGCATGCATCGAGCGCGAAGAGGTCTATTTCGAGCAGATCGTCGACATTGCGGATGAATGCCGCGTTGGCGTCAAGAAAACGACGAAGGCCAATGGCGACGTCGAAACAGTTGAAATCGATATGGTCGAGCGCGCGCGGGTGCAGATCGACGCGCGCAAATGGACCTTGGCGCGCATGAACCGCAAGAAATACGGCGATCACGTCACCGAGGAACTCACCGGCCCGAATGGCGGGCCGCTGCAGATTGAGCGCGTGCGCCTTCGCATGACGCCGGTCGAGGAACTGCCGGAATGAGCGACGATCGCGACCACTTCGACGAACGACTGGGGAACAGCCGTGAGCGCCGTCGCCAGCACTGACATCGAGCTTCCGCACAACTGGACGCCTCGCATCTATCAGGGCCGTCTGTGGAACTACCTGCTGCGCGGCGGCACGCGCGCAATCGACATCGCGCATCGCCGATGGGGCAAGGACGAGGTAGCACTGCACTGGAGCGCCATCGCGGCGCATGATCGCGTCGCCAGCTACTGGCACCTGCTGCCGCAGGCCTCGCAGGCGCGTAAGGCCATCTGGGACGCTATCAATCCGCACACCGGCAAGCGCCGTATCGACGAAGCGTTCCCGCAGGAGCTGCGCAAGCGCACGCGCGAGCAGGACATGTTCATCGAGTTCAAATCCGGCTCGACATGGCAGGTGCTGGGTTCCGACAACTTCAACTCGCTCGTCGGTTCGCCGCCCGCGGGCATCGTCATGTCAGAGTGGGCACTGTGCAATCCGGCCGCCTGGGCGTATCTGAAGCCGATCCTCGACGAAAACGGCGGCTGGGCGATCTTCATCACGACGCCGCGGGGCAAGAATCACGCGCACGCCATGTACCAGATGGCGAAGGCCAACCCGAAATGGTTCGCCGAGGTGTCGAACGTTCTGAAAACGGGCCGTTTCTCGAAGTCCGAGCTTGCGGAGCAGCGCGCCGAGTATCGCGCGATGTACGGCAAGGATCAGGGCGACGCGATGTTCGAGCAGGAACTGATGTGCAGCTTCGATGCGGCGATTCTGGGCGCTTATTACGGCTCGGAAATGGCCGACGCGGTCCGCGAAGGGCGCATCTGCAAGGTGGCGCACGATCCGTCGCTGCCCGTCTTCACGGCTTGGGACATTGGGCGCACCGATGACACGTCGATCTGGTTCTTTCAGGTCGCATGGGGCGAAATCCGCGTTATCGACTTCCATCACGAGAGCGGCAAGGACCCGAAGCACTACGCCGAGGTATGCCACGGGCGCGAAATCATCGTCGACGAGCACGGTGAGAACGGCAAGCCGGTGAAATGGCACTTTGGCGCGCCGCTTCCCGAACATGCTCACCGTGCGGCCTACCACTACGGCCTGCACTGGCTGCCGCACGACGCCAAGCCGAAGACTTTCGCGTCGCCGCGCTCCGGTCTTGAGCAACTACGTGACTTCGGCATCAAGGCCAAGATCACGCCGAAGTTGAGCGTTCAGGACGGCATCCAGTCGGCGCGCCAGACGCTGCCGCAATGCTGGTTCGATGAAGAGCGCTGCGAATTCGGCATCGAGTCGCTGAAGAACTACCGCCGCGAGTGGGACGACGAAGCGAAGATCTTCACCGACAGCCCGGTCCACGACTGGACGAGCCACGCATCGGATGCCTTCCGCTATCTGTCGCTGGTGTGGCGCAATCCCGAATCCGAGAAGCCGGTTGAAAAGCCGCGCTTCCTGCATGACCTCACCGCCAGCGAAGTTTTCTGGCCTTCGCAATCCTCCAACTCTTCGCAACGGGAGCGCATATGAACCCAGCAGCACCGGCTTATACCCCCAAGCAGATCAGCGCCTCTGGCAACGTCTGCGCCATCGACGGCATCCTTGGCGGGATCTTCGTAAGCGCGGCGAGCGCGACGCCGACCATCACCGTCTATGACGATGCTGCCACCGGCACCACGACGAAGCTCGTCGACACGTTCACGCCGGTCGCAGGCACCTGGTATCCGATGCCGTTCGCCTTCTCGAAGGGCTTGAACGTCGTCATCGGCGGCACCGTGTCGGCAACCGTCGGCTACACCCCGGGCTAAAACAACATGAGCGACGCAACAGCAGCCGCCAATACGGCCACTCCGTTCGACACGGACGTCATCCGCTGGGTAAAGGAAATCGAGCTTTACGAGCAGAAGGCATCCGCATGGGAAACCAAGTCGAAGAAGATCCTTCGCCGGTACAAGGACGAGCGCGGCGCGCGCGAAGAGCGCGAGGCCCGCTATAACGTGCTCTGGTCGAATATCCAGACGCTGCTGCCGGCGCTCTATTCGCGCAACCCCAAGCCCGACTTCCAGCGGCGCTTCCTCGATGCTGACCCGGTGGGCCGCGTCACGTGCGAGATTCTGGAGCGCGCGACGACGTTCACGCTCGACAAGGAAGATTTCTTCCTGACGGCTCGACAATGCGTCACCGATCGTCTGCTGCCCGGCCGCGGCACGGTGTGGATCCGCTATGTGCCGCATTTCGCCGAAGCCGCGACGGCACAGCTGGGCGGCTCCATCCCGAACGAAGGCCTGCAGGTCGATGACGACGCCAATGCCAACGAAACGCCCGATCAGGTGCAGCAAACCGCATCTTCCGGCGAGCCGATTGAGGATGTCGAGTATGAAGAGGTCGACATCGACTATGTGCATTGGAGCGACTTCGGTCACACCATCGCGCGCACGTGGGAAGAGGTCCGTGCCGTCTGGCGCATTGCGTATCTGACGCGTCCCGAGCTGGTCAAGCGCTTCGGTCCCGACATCGGCGGCAAGGTCGCGCTCGATTACAAGCCCGAAGACCTGAAGGGGCAGGAGAACACCGAGTATCAGCGCAAGGCCGCGGTCTATGAGATCTGGGACAAGCTGACGAAAAAAGTGTTCTGGATTAGCAAGACCTACATGTTCGGGCCGCTCGACAAGCGCGACGACATGCTCGGGCTGCAGAATTTCTTCCCATGCCCGCGGCCGATCTTCCCGAACATGCCGAACGACAGCATCATCCCGACGCCCGATTACGCGATGTATCAGGATCAGGCGCGCGAACTGGACGATCTGACGAACCGCATTGCGCTGCTCACCGACGCGATCCGCGCGACTGGCGTCTATGACTCGTCGGTGCCGGGCCTTCAGCAGATCCTCGCCGGCGGCTACGACAACAAGCTCGTGCCCGTCGATTCGTGGGCGGCATTCGCCGAAAAGGGCGGCATTGCGGGCGCCATTCAGCTGCTCCCGATGAAGGATCTCGCGGATACGCTGCTCGTGCTCTATAACTCGCGCGACAAGGTCAAGGAGGACCTGTACGAGATCACCGGCATGTCCGACATCATCCGGGGCTCGACAGACGCTGCCGAGACGTATGGCGCGCAGCAGATCAAGGCCAATTTCGCGTCGATCCGTCTGGAGGACATGCAGGCAGAGGTGCAACGTTTCGCGCGCGATGTCGTGGTGATGGTCGCCGAGGTGCTCGCCAACCAGTTCGACATCCAGACGCTCGCTGACATTTCCGGCTATCCGCTGATGACGCAGCAGGAAAAGCAGATCGCACAGGAAATCGTGAAGCTCGGCGGCCAGCTTCCTGACGAGATGCAGAAGCCATCCTACGAGCCGACGTGGGAAGAGGTCGATCATCTGCTGCGCAACGCCAACATGCGGCATTTCCGCCTGGACATCGAGACGGACTCGACGCTCAAGATGGACCAGCAGCAGGAGAAGGCCGATCGCTCCGAGTTCCTGAAGGCGATGGGCGAATTCATCAGCGCCGCGGTGAATGCGCCGCCGACGCTGCTGCCGCTGCTGTGCGAAATGCTGATGTTCGCGGTCCGCGCCTTCCCGGTCGGCAAGACGCTCGAAGCGTGCTTCCAGGAGACGGTCGACAAGCTCCAGCAGCAGGCCAAAGCCGCCGCATCTGCGCCGCCGAAGCCGGATCCGGAGCAGATCAAGGCGCAGACGACGCTTCAGGTCGCTCAGTTGAAGCAGCAGGGCGATGCGGCCGAGACGCAGCAGCGCGGGCAGATCGAGATGCAGAAGCTCCAGCTTGAGGCCCAGAACGACGAGCGCAAGGCTCAACTGGATGCGTGGGTCGCTCAGATGGAGCAGCACGCGCAGGCCCAGCAGGCCGCGCAGGAGATGCAACTCGAAGCACAGCGAAACGCGATGGAGCAGCACGGGCAGATGATCGCGGAGCGCATGCGGACCGAAATGGAGCAACAGACCGAGCGCATGAAGCAGGCTTTCGCCATCATGATCGCGCAGATGAACAACGCCGCGAAGATCGAGGTCGCCGAGATCGGCGCGCAGTCCACGCTCGACGCAGCGCAGGTGAGCGCCGCGCGGGCGGCAACCAACGGAGCCGACTGATATGCCGATCTACACCACCCGTTGCGCCTCATGCGGGCAAGAGCACGATATCTACCGCACCGTCGCCGAGCGCGATCGCGATCTTCCGCAGTGCTGTGGCGCTGTGATGGGTCGCAAGGTGACGGCGCCCTACGTTGCGCCCGACATTCAGGCCTATCAGGCTGTCGCCGTCGACGTCGCCACCGGCAAGCCACCCGTCATCAACAGCCGCAGCGCGCACCGCGACTTTCTCAAGCGCAACGGCTATACCGAGGTCGGCAACGAGTCTATCGGTCGCAACCGCAAGGAAGGCGAGGTACGCGGCGATTTCAACCTGCGCAAGGAACTGACCGATGCCACGCGCGAAGTTCTGGGGAAACATTCATGATCGGCGCCTTTCTTCCGAAGCTCATCCCGTTGCTCGAACAGACGCGCATGCAGGCCATGTTGAAGCAGCAACAGGCGATGCAGCAGCAGCAACCGCAGCCGATGCCGGGCGCCACGCCCGCCATGCAGCCGCACGCCGGCATGCCGATGCAACAGCCTCCCATGCCGCCGCAGGGCGCGCCGCAGATGCCGCCCGGCGCACCGATGCCGCCGCACTAGCGCATTGCCGCGAAATTTCCCGCTGCCTAGCATCCTCAGCATGCAAATCAGCGGGGATTTCCCAAAATGGACGTCGATAACGGTCAGCAGGCGGTAGAAACGGGCGGTGGTGAAGTCACGCAAACGGCTGAACTCTCGCTGCGCGAAGAACTCGCGAAGAATCTCGCCGATCTGAAGGGCAACGCTGGCGGCGAAGAGACGGGTTCCACCGGCTCGACGGAAACGACGCAAACCGCGCCCGCTGCAAAGACCGAAACGTCCACCACCGACGACGGCAAGCAAACGACGTCGACGGAAGCCACGCCGACCACCCAGACCGAAACGAAATCGAAGGCCCCGCAGTCGTGGAGCGCCGCCGACCGCGCGCACTGGGACAAGATCCCCGCCGAAGTACAGGCCGTCATTGCCCGCCGCGAGGAAGAAGCGCACCGCGGCATCACATCGATGGGGCAGGACGCCGCTTTCGGACGCAAGGTCAACGAAGTCGTTTCACCCTACCTGCCGATGATTCGCGCCGAAGGCGGCGATCCCGTCGGTGCGGTGCAGAGTCTGCTGCAAACTGCCTATACGTTGCGCGCGGGCAATCCGGAACAGAAGGTTGGTTTGTTCCGTCAGCTCGCGCAGCAGTTTGGAGTTGATTTAAACGCTGTTTCAGCCGGTGCCCAGCAGGTTGACCCCCAGGTGCATGCACTTCAGCAGGAGCTTGCGCATATCAAGGGTCATCTGCAGCAAGGCGAGCAACAGCAACATCAGCAAGTTCAGGCACAAGCCGAGCAGATTATCAGCGCGTTCGCTGCGGACCCGAAGAACGAGTTCTATGGACAGGTCGCCCCCTTGATGGGTCAGCTGATCATGTCCGGACAGGCTTCGGACATGCAAGACGCCTACGATAGAGCCTGCTGGGCTACGCCTGATGTTCGTTCCACAATTCTCACCCGCCAGACGGCGGATGCAGAGGCGAAGCGAGCAGCCGACGCGAGAGCGAAAGCTGATGCGAAGCGACGCGCAGCAGGATCGAT